GGCCCGCAACGGCGGCGCCAAGACCCGCGCCCCGCCGGCCGTCTCCACCACCACAGCGGCGCCGGCCCCGCTGTCCCCGGCCTCGCTGTCTCTGGCCACAGCGGGCCGGCGGGCGGTGACCCACTGGTTGCACAGGTCGCCAGGCAACTCGTATTCCTCCCCGCCCCAGCGGATGACGCCGTTGCCGTCGGCCCAGCGCCGGGCCTCCCGGGCCATGGTGGCGATGGGGTCCGTCGGCAACTTGCGCAGGCGGTTGTCCGCCGGGCGGGCGTTAGTCAGCGCCACCCAGGCGGCGGCGCGGCTGGCGTTGCGGTCGCCCACCCGAGCGCGGGAAAAGCGCAGGTCGTTCTCCCTGATGTGATACTCCAGCAGGCGGGCGTTCAGGGCCGCCAGGGTCCAGGTCTCCCGGCCCGCCGTGAACAAGGATGATTCGAACCGGGACCAGCGGGCGCGGTGGGAGCGCTCCACCCCGCCCATGCGGTTTTTGTTGTAGGGAGCGCCGGCTTCCAGGTTGATCCCTAAGCGCTCCAGCAGCTCGCGGCTGGCGGTGGATTTGAACAGCGGCCCCTGGTCGGTCCAAAGATTGTCGGGAACGCCGTGAAACGGCACGCGGGGGTCGCCATGTTCCGCGCCCAAGGCCCAACACAGGAAGGCCATGGCGTCCAGGGATGACTCGCCAGAGGCGACGGCGTAGCGGCTTAGTGTGTAGCCGGTGGCCATGTCCCACAGGCCGTAGCACCAGACCCGCAGACGCTCAGGGCCCAGGGGCTTGTTTTTGTAGCCGCCGCTGGGCAAAGGGGTGGTGTTGAGCTTCAACTGGAAGTCGCCGTCCGCCAGGACGCGCTCCACCATCAAGCATTCGGAGCCGGAGCCGTCCACCTGGACAGCCTGCATGGGATAGTCGGCGAACAGGCGGCGGGCGCGGCGGGCCCTGGGGGTGAAGCCCAGCTCGCGGATGATGCGGTACGCCGTGCCGATGGGCATGGCCGCCGCTTCCGGCGGCAAGGCGCCGCTCTGGACGCCAGCGTCTCGCGCCAGGTCCAACGGCAAAGGGCGCTCAGGGGAGGCGCGGGCGATCAGGGCCGCCGTCCGCGCCCACTCGCGGTATTCCGGGCGCCGGGGGGCGCGCTTGCGTTTCTTGCCGCCGCGCTGAGCGACCCGATAGATGGTGGATGTGGAGACGCCGAAGGCCGCCGCCAGCTTGCGAACCAGGGCCGCCGTGGCGCCGGGAGCCGCCGCCTCGAAGGCCCGTTGAATTTCCTGGCGGGCGGCGGCGGTGAGGGCGGCCATGGGCGGGTCAGTCCTCCAGCAGCTGATAGGTGAAGTGGTGGCTGCCGTTTCTGCTGGGGCGTTGCCGGCAAACGATGTTGAGGCCATTGGCGCGCAACTCGGACACGGCGGAATTGACCGCGCACACATTGCATTTGTGAACGATCTCGCGGGTGGAATGCTCCTCCCCGTCTCCCAACAGGTTCGCGACGCGTTGCAGGCGGGGGGAGACTTCCAGCTTGGCGGCGTGCATCAGTCGTCCCCGCCGCTGTCCGCGGCTTCTGCTTTATGCCACAAGTCGAAGTGGAGCCATTGCTCCAGTAAATGCTCGGCGTCTGCCTGGGTGGCGCTGACCGTGCCGCGAATGTCGTCGATGCGGCTCTTTATGATTTTGGGGCAGTGTTTTTTCAGGCCGGGACCGTGCGCCGCGAGAAACTCGTTGGTCTCGAGGGTGGCTTTGTTCCTGAAGTCCGCCGCCAGCGCGTTGAGCTTGTCCAGGTATTTGGTCAGGGCGTTGAAGCAGGCGTCCCGGTCTTGCCCGGCCCGGCGGACCGCCGCCAACTCATCACGCTCCGCCCGCAGGGATTTGATCAGCTCCTCATCTTCAGGCCGGCGTTTGCCGTCGCTGTCCGCGGCGTCGATCAGTTCCCGCAACTTCTTGTTGCGCTTGCGCGGCGGCATGGCCAGGATCTCCGCCACATCCTTGTCGCCGGGGAAGGCGTCCGCCCCGCCAGCGGCCAACACCGGGAAGAAGCGCATGGCCTCGCCAGGCTTGGCCCGGGCGAATTCCAGCAAACCGCGATCCTTGCGGGCGGCGTCCCAGGTGTCCACCATGCGTTGCGCGTCCGCCGGCGGCAGCCAGGGAATGCGGGCCTCAACGAAGGCCTGAAAGCGTTGGTCCGGCGAGCGTGAATCGGTGGGCGCGGCGTCCTCCCCCGTGAAGTGTTTGTGCCGCAACTCCCACAGCATCTCCATGATCTGGGCCTCGGATTGCCGCGCGATTTGCCAGGTGGCGGCGCGCAAACCATTGATGCGCTCCGCCAGATCGGAAGCGTTTAGCGCGGGGACGGCCCAGTGCGCCGGGGTCATGGCGCGGCGGGAGGGGCGTCATTCATGGCGCAGTCAGCTCCGGCGGGGCCAAGTACGCGCGATGGGCCTGGGCGATGTCGATGCGCAAACGCTCCGACAGGCGCGTCAGGCGGGGACTTAACGCCCAGCCGCCGCCGCGCTTCTCGGCCCAGCCCTGAGCCTCCAGGTTCTGCAAGGCGCGCCAGACCTGGTCTTTTGACACGGGGCCGTTTATCTGGCGATGAATTTCCTCCGTGGTTTGCGGCGCCAGCGGGGTCGCCGCCAGGGCCTCCACCACCACCATCAGGTGGCGCTGGCTTTTGTTTTCGTAGCTTTCCTTGCTCATTGATTTTGTTCCGCGTACTCGTCCATGAGTCCGGCAATCAACTTGTCAATGGGGACTTCGATGTCTTTGATGAAGGGCGCGTCCGCGTCGGCTTCGATCTGGATGCCCAACCGCTTCAGGTCGCCGGCGCTCAGGTCATAGACTCCGGGCTTGTGGACTCGCTCCGTGCGGCGGATGAGCAACTCGGCCTGGTCTTCCGGCAGGCGCTCGCGGATGCGCTGGACGACGGCGGCCTCGTCGGTGATGACCACCTTGCCGCGCTCTTTCTTCCAGCCCACCCGCACGCCATCCACGGTCAGCGAGCGGCGCGGCGAGGCGAACAGGTCGGCGGCGTCCGCCAGCAACGACATCAATGTTTCTCTTTCAATGGCGGCGGCCTGGGCCGCCATCTTGATCTTGCCGACCTGTTTAGCGCAGATGGCGGCGATGGCGGCCTTCAGGTCGTCCGCCAGGCGCAGGGTGGCGGCGTTCGCCGCCGCGTATTCGCGGGCCTGGTCTTCTATTTTGTCCAGGCGCAAGGAGTCGTTCTCTTCGTTCATGGTTTTCTCCGAGATGGGTGATGCGGGGGGTGGGAAAAAGGCGCCGGCGACCATGAGGAGTGGGGTGGCCGCCGGCCATCGTGGAAGCGGGCAGCCGCCACGATGATCGCGCCGGGACTATGGAGCCCGGCGAGATTTGCGACTCAGCGCAGGCCCGCCGAGTTTGCGATGCGGTCATAGCGGTGATAGGTGGCAAAGCGGCGGTCGCCGGTTTTGATTAGTTGCTCCAGGACGAATTGCGCGGCGGAGCCGCGGCGGGGATAGCGGCCCTCCCGGGGGCCGCCGGCGCCGTAGCGGCGAATGACAGAGCGGGCGTCGTTGGGCTCGTAGGCGTTGCGGCGGCACCAGGCGGCAAGGTTGGCGATCTCGCCATCCGCGTTCAGGTCGTTGGCGGGGTCGGCGGCGCGGGCCTGGGCCGCCGGGCTGTCCGGGGACGGGGCCGGGCGGGGGAGTTCCGCCGGCCAGAAGAGGTCGGCGGGCCAGTTGTCGGAGAACCATTGGACGATGCGGTTGAAGGTGGACAATCGCACATCGCCGCCTGCTTTCAGTCGTTTGTAAAATTTGCTGTCGCCGCTGCATTTGACGCTGATGTACGACGGGGACAGGGAGGCGAACTGAGCCAGGCGATCTATAAGGTTTGTGATATTTACGCAATCCATAGGGGCATTATATGGGAAAAAACCCATAAGTCAAGGTTTTTTCACATACAAAGGCGCGATTATTTTTCAGTATTTCCGAAGTATGGTAAAAGTCCCATACATGGACACAACAGATTTGAAACGATTGATCGCGGAATCCGGTTTGTCAGATAGACAAATTTCATTGAGGTGCGGCGAGCGGGAAGATTTTGTCAGAGACATAAAACAAGGCGTAAAACCTGCTTTTGATAGTGTTTTCCGATTGCTGAAAGTGTTAGGCTACGAAGTTCATATAACACCTATTGAGGGTAGGGAAGGGAGCTTGGGCAAGTCGGCAAAAAGTGTAAAAACATCACTTGGTTTGTACACTTTTGAGGATGAGGAGGAGGCCGCGCCGGAGCTGGAATTGGGGTGCGACGGGCGGATTGCGGAGGCGCTGGCGACGCTTGCTGAGCATTATGAGCAGAACAATGAATATGGGCGGCAACACATCATCCAGGAGATTAAGGGGCGCTGGCCCGAGCTGTTCCAGGAGGAAGACGCCGCTGGGCCGGGTCGTCGCAGGGTTGTGCTGAGGATTGTGCCGGCTCGAGAAAACGCTAAGCAGGAGAAATGACTAATGGCAGACTACCGCATCATATTGATCGGCACGGATAGCGCGGACACCCTCCGAGGCACCGACGGGCCCGACGGGATCTACGGCGGCAAGGGGAACGACAAGCTCTACGGCAACAAGGGGAACGACAAGCTGTATGGCGGCCCTGGGGCTGATGTCTTGGATGGCGGCGTCGGCTATTATGACATTGTCTACTACACCGGTTCGTCTGCGGGTGTGACCATCACCTTTTCCGAGGTGACAAGAAGGATCAACGATGAGCAGGTCACCACCTACGAGGGCGCGGGTTTGGGCGGCGATGCCGAGGGCGACAGGCTCATCAATATTGAGCGTGTTGTTGGCTCTGACCACAACGACCGGCTGTACGGCGGCAAGGGGAGAAACGATCTCCGCGGCGGCAAGGGGAACGACGATCTCCGCGGCGGCGCGGGGCTCGACGTCCTCGAGGGCGGCCCTGGGGCTGATGTCTTGGATGGCGGCGCCGGCGGCTATGACGCTGCCTACTACACCGGTTCGTCTGCGGGTGTGACCATCACCTTTTCCGAGGTGACAAGAACGATCAAGGGTGAGCAGGTCACCACCTACGAGGGCGCGGGTTTGGGCGGCGATGCCGAGGGCGACAGGCTCATCAATGTTGAGCAGGTTCACGGCTCTTACCACAACGACCGGCTGTACGGCGGCAAGGGGAATGACTACCTCACCGGCGGCTTCGCGGGGGACGATCAGCTCTACGGCGGCGCGGGGGACGACGCTCTACTTAGCCACTATGGGAACGACCAGCTCTACGGCGGCTCGGGGGACGACTCGCTCTACGGCGGCCCGGATAACGACCAGCTCTACGGCGGCGGGGAGAACGACTTCCTCTCCGGCGACGAGGGGGACGACCAGCTGGAGGGTGGCGAGGGAAACGACTGGCTCGTCGGCCGCGAGGATGCTGACACGCTCACCGGCGGCGCCGGCACGGACATCTTCACTTTCCATCGGGGCGACAGCTTGGGCAGCGGTGATGTAATCACGGACTTCAGGGTTGCCGGCGCGAACAGGGATGCTCTCGCCTTCGGGACCTTCAACATTGACCACACGCGCGATCTCGAGTCTCAAGGGCTGACGCTCTCCGGTTTGATGGATGCAGACGGGGATGGCGCAACGGACGACAGGAAAATCACCCTGCCTGACGGCGGCACCATCACCCTGCTTAATCTCGGCAACGAAGCACTTGCCATAGACGACTTCACCTTTGCGGTATGGGTAGCAGGGGATGGCGACGTTCCGACCTTTATTGACCCCCAGCCGGAGGGTCAACCCGGCCCTGATCCGGAGGGGAATGGCGGCGCGCTGACCAATGTTGACGCCGGCGATGGGGATGGTTTGACCTCGCAAAATTCAATTCTGCAACAGCACCTTAACCTGCTGAAACTCATAACAAGCGGCGCGAGCGGACGCTTGGACGCCGGAGATCTGAGCATCGGCGGCGGCGTGGATCTGCCGGCGTCCGATGGCGGCCTGCACCGTTCCAATTACCACCTGTACTATGACGCGGACGGCGGCTCCTACTTCCTGCGATTTGACGATGCCATCACCGCTGACCTGCCTGTCAGCGCGACGGCGGCCCAGGTGGACGCGGCGTTAGAGGGCCTGGACGGCGTGACCAGCGCGGAAGTGTCCGGGGAGCCGGGCAACTTCACTATCGCGCTGACGGCGGACGAGCCCCATGTCCTGCAGTGGGGCGATTTGCGCCTGGATGGCAACGGCCAGCTTGATTACCTGATTGCCTGACCTGCTGGCGGCGGCATTGACGCCCTCGCCATCCGACTACTGGACGCTGACCATAACGGCGGACGCCGGGCATCCCCTGCAAGTGATTGACACGGCTTTTGACAGCAACCTGCAGTTAGACTGCATCGGAGCGTAGAAAGCCCCCCAGGGGCAACCCTGGGCTATGGCGAGCTGAGAAAGCGGCCGCGGCATCGCGACTTGCCATGCGGTTTTCCAGGCGGCGCCAGGGCCGCCGGGATTTTTCAATCATCGTTTGTTCCCCTCTTGTTGGCGCGCGCCAGCGGCCATGCCGGAAAAGGCGGCGAAAAAATAGTGACATGACCCCCCTTCCGATGTCACAAATTTTTGTTTATACCTTTGGCGCATGAAGTGCATAGCGATTTTCAAGAGTGGCAAACGCGCGCCGGAGATCGGCGCGACGCCGCTGACGACGCGGGGGATGGCGGCGTGATCGCGCATTGGGTGGAGCGCCTGAAAACGGAGTTGGCGGCTGACGGCGGCGGCGCGGTGGAGGTGAAGGGCGCGGCGGCGTTGGCGCAGGCGTTGGCGGATCTTGAGACGATTAAAAAGGACAGCGTGTATGTGCTGTACGCGGCGGAAGACGCGGATGGCAACATCCAGGCGGGCGCGGTGCGGCAGCGTTGCGTGATCGGCGTGACGGTGGCGTTGGCGGTCGCCAATCGCCAGGACCGGCGCGACGAGGCTGGCGTGGAAGAGGTTGAAACTTTGCATGGACGGGTGCGGGAAGCGCTGTTGGGTTGGGCGCCGCCGGGGGCGACGGAGCGCGTGGAATACCGGCGCGGCCGGTTGTTGAACTTCACGGAAGAGGCCCAGGTGTGGGCGGACGATTATGAGATGGCTGGTTGGATCACTCAACCGGCTGCAACAGTTTGATTTTTTGAAAGAGGTGAGACCATGAGCCAAGCGCGAAACAGACACACGAACAACACTGTGATCGGGGCCGGGGAATGTTTTATCGATGTTCTGGCGGCGAATGAGAAGACCGAGGGCGAGCGTTACCTGGGGGACACCACCAGCGGCGTGTTGCGGATTGAGACCGAGGAGACCACGGTGGTCGCCGGCGATGGCGCGACGCCGCGGACGCTGGCCCGCGTGGTGTCGAGCATTGCGCGCTCCTTCGAAGTGAACTTGCAGGATCTGTCGCCGGAGAACCTGGCGCTGTTTGTTCTGGGGGATGAAGGCGAGCAAACGGACGCGGCGGACGCGGTGCTCCGGAACCATGCTGATGCCATAATGGAAGTGAAGCCAGGCCACTGGTATCAGCTGGGGGTCAGCGGCAGCAAGCCCGCCGGCGTGGGATCGGTGAAGAAGGGCGCCGACTTCGGCGTCCACAGCGCCGCCAGCGGCGGCACAACTTACACCCCCACGAGTTTTCACACCGACGGCCGGGTGAACGCGGTGGGAGATTACACCTTGGACGACAAGGCCGGGCGATTTTACATCGAGCCTGGGAAGCGCATCGCGGCCGGCAGGGTCCATGTGAATTACACGCCGGTGGCGCAGACGCTGAAGACCGTTGCCGCCAGCGCGCGCAAGCAGGTGAAGGCGGCCTTCCGGTATATGGAGGTTTCGGCGCAAGGGCGCGGCAACAACTACTACGCGCCGGTGGCGATCATTCGGCCGGGGGGCGACATGGCGTTGAAAGATCGGACCGCGGCGCAGGCGATGACGCTGAATGTAGAGATCCTGCAACCGGCGGATGGCGCCTTGTCGCCGCTTTACATCAACCAGCAACCTGCCTCTTAGAATGAGCGGACCGAAGTTTGTGTTCTTGGGCAAGGACGCCCGGCGGGAGTTTGAGACCACCGTCTCGGTGCAAGTGCCGGGGGTGGGACGGCAGCAGTTCACGGCGAAGTTTTTGGACTTGCCGCAGTCAAAACTCTTGGCGCTGACGGAGGGAGACGGGGACAATGGCGCCCTGCTCCAGGAAGTGTTGACGGGCTGGTCCGGCATCGAGGACAAGGGCGGGAAGCCGCTTCCGTTCGAGCCGCAGTTTGTGAAAGCCGTGCTGGACTTCGCGTATGTGAAGGCCGGCCTCTATGAGGCCTACTTTGATGCGGTTGCGGGGCGCAACTCGGGAAACTCCTGAGTGTCGTCCGCGCCTGGGTCAGTGGGCGCGGCGGCGAGATCCATGTTTTTCCGGAGAACGCGGATGCGGCGCGGCTGTTTTTGGCGTGCGGCACCCAGTGGCGGTTCGCGGCCATGAGCGGGCATTTGTTGGGGCTGGATTACGCGGGCGCGTGGGCGGCGGCGCGGTTCATGGCGTTGGAGCGTTCCCCCGAGCTGTTCGACAAGTTGCGCTTCATGGAAGCGGAAGCGCGGCGGCTGGTTAATTCGTCTGATGTCTGACAATCTGAAAATCAACCTCGAGCTCACCGTCGACGGCGAGTCGTGCAAGGTCGACATCGACAAGGTTGCCGCCAATGCAGAGAAGGCGGCGGAGGCGCGGCAACAGAGCGAGGTGACCTTGGAGAATTCACGGGAAGGGGTTCACGGCTTGTTGCGCGAACTGGAAAAGTATGCCAGCGAGGCGACCAATGCGGCTCAACAGGTGCAAGATGCGTTCAAAAACGCATTCAAGAACATTGAAGATCAGCTGGTGCGGTTGATCACCAAGGGCAAGTTTTCTCTCAAGCAATTTTTGAGTGACCTGGCGGAGGACACGGCGCGGGCGGTGATTCGGATCGGGGTGACCGGCCCTATAGCGCACAAACTGGGGACGGCGTTGCGGGGGCGCTTGGGGCTGCCGGCGCCGGCCGGGCCTGCTGATATGGTGACGGAGTTGAAGGAGTTGGACAAGACATGCGGGGAGAATGTCCAGGCGCAGATAGATACGGAAACCCGGGTGAAGGAAGTTGTTGGTGAATGCGCGAAGCTATTGACTGAATTGCAGACGCAGTCGGAGCTGTTGGGTCGCATCAGGGATTGTTCATGCGGGGCGGATGCGCAGTTGCAACAGTTGCAACAGTTTCAGGTCGGCAACGAAGATGGCGGACCCGGCGACGCGTTGCGGGCTGTGTTGGGCGCGGTGTTCAGCGGCGGGGCGCAACAGTTTCGAGTCGGCAACGAAGGCGGCGGATTCGGCGACGCGTTGCAGGCTATGTTGCGCGCGGCGGTCAGCGGCGCGGCGCAACGGCGGCTGGGGCAGGAGATGTTGACCCCGCTGGCGAGCGGCGAGACGGTGTTGGCCCTGGCGCAGGGTGCCGGGGGGCCGCCGCAACAGGTGCAAGTGACGGTGGAGAACCGGGGGGCGACTCAGCAGGAGGTGGTGGAGCAACGGGCCGAGGCGGACGGGGGGCGGCTGGTGGTGAATGTGGCGTTGGATGACATCACGCGGCGGGGGCCGCTGAGCCAGGCGTTGGAACAGACCTACGCCCTGGGGAGGCGGACGGGATGAGCGGCGTCAGGGCTGGTAGGTCCGGTAATAATAGCGGAGCGAACGCTGATACATTTCGAGCCTTGATTGATCGCCCCGGCGCCGGGCTTCGCTCAACCCATCGTAGATGCGATCCAACTTCGGCGGACACGAGGCGTGGGCGCTGTCGCAGGGGTTCGCATAACCGGGCCGATAGTCATCGTAATAATAGCGGAGCGAACGGTAATAATAGCGGAGCGAACGCTGATACATTTCGAGCCTTGATTGATCGCCCCGGCGCCGGGCTTCGCTCAACCCATCATAGATGCGCTCCAGCTCCGGCGGACACGATGCGTGGGCGCTGTCGCAGGGGTTCACGGCGCCGGTCAGCAATTCCCGGGAGAGCGGGCGCGGCACATAGTAGCGCGGTTTGGGCGTCCTCTTGTACCTGTACCACTCTTTTACCCTCCGCACGGCGGTTCCGGGATCAGTCTCGCGGAGTGCTTCCTCCAGCCCGCGGAGTGCTTCGGCTACGTCCGGGTGAAGGTCGTGAGCCTTGGCCGACTTCATCAGCTCCAGGACCTGCTCCAGGTCCTGCTCCGACTCCACCATCTCCATCCGCTTCAGGACTATCTGGCAGAAAGGGACTTGCTCGGCAATGGCGTGGGGCGCGGCCAAGGCGAGGAGCGACAGGGCGAGGAGGCGCAACATGGGTTGAGTACAGCGCACAGGGCGGGTGTTGTCAAGGGGCGCTGATGGGCGGGTTTTTGGCGTTGGCGGCCCCGGCGTGGCTGTTGTGGTTGTTCTGACCATGTTGGCGGCGGCGATGCTGACGGAGCTGGAGGGGGTGGAAGCCGCCTCCGTGTCCATGCGGGCGGCGACAGGCGATGTGGCCAGGGCGCGGTTCGAGGATGGCGCGGCGCGGCAGGCGCCGGCGAGTTCCGGGGTGGTGGAGACCTGGCGGTTGCGGGGTCTCATTAAAGACGGGCGGCTGGAGGCGTTTCGGACCTGGGCCGACGCGCAAGGCGGGGGCTGGTTTGATTTTTTGGCGCAGAGCTTGCCGGGCGTTGGCAACCCGCAAGACTATCAGGGCCGGTTTGTCGGCGGCGCCGGGCGCGTTGGCTATCAGCAGGTGGGGACGAGGGCCGGCGCGGCGCGATGGATGGCGGAGATGGAGATTGAGATGCGGCCGCGGGCAACGCGCAAGAGCGATCTGATTTTTTGGCCGCATTACGCCCAGATTAAGAGCGACCTGGCCCTGGGGGGGACTTTGCAGGCTGAGCGCACGGGTTTGCAGGGGGCGGGCGTGGCGCGGCAGGCGGCGCGGGAAGATGCGCCGTGGCGCACCCAGCGGCTGACAGCGGTGGTGGACGATGATCGCTTGTTTGAATTTTTGCATTGGCTGAAAAACAACCGGATGGGATGGATTTGGTTGCCGTCGGCGGATGGCGGCGCGTGGCGGGCGCGGATCGCGGGGGGCTATGGCGGCGTGGCGTTGCGCCAGGCGGGGACGCGAGCGGGCTTGGCGCGGTGGGAGGCGACCTTGACGCTCGAGACGCCGGCGCCGGTGGAGGTGAAGGCGAATGTGGGGCGGTCGATTTTCGACCCGGAGGTGGCGTTGGGAGACGCCAGCAGGGTTTATTGGCGCTACAGATTGCCCTTCTTCTTGCAAGCGGTGGGCCAGGGCGGGGCAAACCGCATTATGACCGGTTGGCCGCCGGGGGTGCAACAGGAGGGCGGGAGCCTGCCGGGCAAATTCATCGTGGGCGGCGGCGCGGCGCATCTCAGCACCCTGGAGTTCCGGACATCAAATTTCTTTCGAATCCGTTTGATTGCCCCAGGGGAAGCCAGCGGCGATGTGACGGGGCCGCATTTGACGGCGGCGGCGCGGCGGGGGCTGGCGTTCATCGCGGCTTGGGGCGGCGCGGCCGCAAAAATAGTGGTTGGAGACATAGATCCATCGGAACCATACAGCGGGAATCTTAGTCATAATCAGTCTCCGCGCTTGTTTTCAAATAATTTGATAGGCGCGGCATTCCAGCGCGCGCCGATAGATGTGGCGGTGGTCTGGAACGCGGCCGGCGCCGGCAACACGGGGTTTCTTTCTGATTTTTTCACCACCCGCGGCGGCGCGGCGGCGCCCTGAGAGCCATGCCGGACCTGTCTTCGACATCTGATCGGTTTGACCAGGCGAGCCGCGCCGGGACGCCGGAGGCGCCGGTGTTGACGGCGCTGGAGATCACGCACCCGGATGTGACTGCGCCGGCGCGGGCGGTCAACGACACGAAAAATCACACTATTGACGGCAACAATTTTGTCGCGGCCCGGTTCAGGGCGCGGCTGGCGGACGATGCCGACGGCCAGGTCCCGCGGGCCGAGCTGGTGATTGACAATGTGGGCAATGTGCTGACGCAGTGGGTTGAATTAAGCGATGGCGGCAACGGCGCGGTGATGAAGTTGATGCAGGTGGTGGACGATGTGATTGAGTGGTCGGTGGAACTCGATGTGGTCGGCATGCAGGTGTCGACGCAGAGCGTGTCGGCGCGGCTGGGATTTGACCCGATGTTGCACCGTCCGGCGGTGCAGATCCGGCACGATCCGGATCATTCGCCGGGGTTGTTCTGATGGCCGGCGGTTGGGTGGCGGCGCAGGCGGCCAAGCCGGGGGATGGCGCAGGGGCGCACTGGTCGGACAAGTATTTAGGGCGGCCCTACTTGCGGGGGGAGTTTGATTGCGCCGATCTGGTGGTGGAAGTGGCGCAGGCGGAGTTTGGGCGAGCGGTGGCGTTGCCGAGCCATGAGGAAGGCGTGCGGGCGCGGGACCGGCAAATTGAACAGTTGACGGGCGAACTGGGTCGCCGGCTATCCAACGCAACGGGGGAGGCCCCTCGGGATGGCGACATCGCGCTGATGAAGGCGGCGGGACGGCGGCTGTCCTTGGGTCATCACATTGGCGTGGTGGCGGTGTTGCCGTTGGCGACTTGCGTGTTGCATTGCCTAGCGGGGATGGGCGTCGCGCGGCATCCGATAGATTGTTTGGCGGAGCGGCAGTTGACTTTGACGGGGTTTTACCGGTGGCTGTGAAGAAGAAAGACAAGGCGGTGGGCGCGGCGGCGCCTAAGCCTGAGGACAAGGCGTTGGTTGCGACGGCCCCTGAGGCGGGCGCCCTGGTTGACTTTTGGCCGCACCCGATCACTTCCGATGGGCGGCTGCAGTCAGTGGCGGTGGTGCCGGACGAAGGCGCGAGCCTGGCGGAGGTGTTGCGCCAGGGCGGGATGGCGTTAAGCGGCGGGCCGGTGGCGGCGCGGGTGGATGGCGAAAGAGTGGCGCGGGACGAATGGGCCCGGCGGCTGGTGTTGCCGGGACAGATCGTGGAGGCGCGGGCGGTGGTCCAGGGCGGCGGGGACAGCGATCCGTTTGAGATCATCACCGCCATCACTGTGCTTACATTGTCTTTGCACCTGGGGCCGGTGGGGTTGAGCCTGGGCAAGGCGGCGCTGGTGGCGGGGGCCAAAGTCATCGGCGGGCTTGTCGTTAACGCGCTGTTTCCCGTGGAGTTGCCGGACGCCGGGGAGCCGGGGCGGTCGGTGTTTTCCTTGCATGGCGGCTCCAACCAGGCGCGGCCTTACGAGCCGGCGATGTTGGCGCTGGGGACGCACCGGGTGTTCCCGGATCTGGCGGCGCAGGAGTACACCCAGTTCATCGGCGACGATCAGTACCTCTTTCAGCTGTTTGATTTTGGGGTCGGCGATTTAGACATCAGCGAGATCAAAATCGGCGACACCTTGCTGAGCGCCTACGCAGAAGTGGACGATGAGATTAGATTGCCGGGGCAGGCGGTGACGCTGCTGGCGGGGGATGTGCAAACGAGCGCCGGGGGGCTGTTGCCGCACCCTGGCGCGACCGCCGCGACAAACGCCTATGGGGATTGGGTCTCGCGGACTAGCGAGGAGAAGGCGAAACGGCTGGAGTTGGATTTTGTCGGCGTTTTTTTCGGCAGGAAGAAAAACGGCGAAGGCGAATTGCGCGATGTGGTGATTCAAATTGAACGCCGTGAATATGGGACTGATCCGAACTGGCTAACGCCGACGCGAACCACCGAGACATTGAGCAACAGCGCGACGGATGCGGTGCGCAAAACTGTGGGTGTGGATTTGACCGACCACACGAAGAAGTGGGATGTGCGGATGCGGCGCAAGGCGGCTTTGGACAGCAGGGGACGAATTGACAAACGCACAACAGATCAGGGCGTGACCTGGACCGCGTTGCGAACTTTCCAGGCGAACACGGCGGACGCGACGGGGCGGACGCGGCTGGAATTGAAGATCAAAGCCAGCGGGCAATTGCAGGGGCGCATTGAGCGGCTGTCCGCGTTGGTGAAGCAAAAGGTTCCAACCTGGAGCGGCTCGGCGTGGTCGTCCGCCAATCAAATTACCAGCAACCCGGCGGACATCTTCCGGTGGTTTGTGAAGGGCGTGCGGGCCGACGGGCGACTGGTGGCGGGCCTGGGGTTGCCGGACACTCGGATTGATGAAACCTCCATCCGCGCCTGGCGCGTGTGGTGCGCGGCGGAGGGCTTGAAGTGCGACACAGTGTTGACCGGTTCGCAAAGCATCGCGGATGTGTTGAACATGATTTGCCGGTGCGGGCGGGCTTCAGCGAGCTGGGCCAGCGGCAAACTCGGCGTGGTGTTTGACCAGGCGGGCTTGGCGCCGACCGCGATGATCACGCCAGGAAACATCATCGCCGGGACAATGGAAGTGAATTACGCGGATGGCAGGTTGGCGGATGAGATTGTCGTTCGATACATAGACCCGGATTTTGACTGGCAACCGGCGGAGTTGCGGCGCTTGAAGGCCGGCGTGACCGCGCCATCGCGGACGGCGACGGTGACGCTGCAAGGGATTGTGAGTCGGGAGCAAGCGAAGGAAGAGACGAATTTAATCGCGGCGCGGCAGAAGTATCACCGGCGGCGGATCACCTGGGAGATGGGGCCTGAGGGGCTGACCATTGGGCGCGGGGATGTGGTGCAAGCCACTTCTGATTTGCTGAGCGGCGGCACGACGGGACGTCTGCGACCGGGCGGGACAGCGGCGTCGCCGGCGCTGAACCAGGATGTCAACATTGACGCGGAGGTCAACTACATGACCTTCCGCCTGCTGGATGGAACTTTGCACACCAGCGTGGTTACGCACCCGGACGGCGGCGCTGGCGCAACCAGCCGGCCGGTGTTGCAGACCCCGTTGCCGGGCGTGCCAGACAACGGCGGCCTGGCCGCGGCGCCGGTGGAGAAGGGCGTGGTGGCGGGCGATGTGCTGTGGCGGCACTACGGCGCGGAGAACCCGCCGCGCAAACTGAAGATTATCGAGATTGAGCCTCGGTCCATGGACCGCTATCGCTTCACGGCGATTGACGAGGTGGCGGAATACTACGAGGCCGCGGACCTGGACCTGACAGACCCCCTGCCGGATTTGAAGTATCGGGGGCCGCGGGTGATCGCGTGTGTCTTGTCTGAAAAGCAGATCAAGGTGGCGGATGGCTTCGCAAATGAGATCACCGCCACCTTGACCGTGGCGGGGGACTGGCGCGGCGGGGTGATCCGGGCGCGGCGGACGCCGAAGCGCAAGGCGGGGGAGCCGGCACCGGTGGCGGAGCGCTGGCGGGTGGTGGCGGTGCTGGATGAATCGCAAACCAGCGCGAGTTGGATTGATCAACCCTACGGGAGCCTGGAGATCGTGGTGGTGCCGGGCTCCCTGGTGGCGCCGGCGGGGCCGGAACACACCTGCGGATACACCCTGGCTGGAGACAAAATCGCGCCGGACGCGCCGGCGAATTTGCGGGTGTTGCCAGTGCGCGGCGGCTGGACGGCGCTTTGGGACAAACCCGAAGAGCCAGACTACTCCATAACCGAACTGCGCGACGGCGCCCAAACACTAGGAGACGAAGACGGTGCCCAGGCGATTTTGCGAGGGACGGTGAAAGGCACCGTATTTTCGCGCCTGGACTTGGCGGCGGCAGAAAACCTGAAAGTGTTTGCGCGCCACCTGGACGCCAGCGGCAACGCCAGCAGCTGGAGTTCGGCGCTGGTGACCACTTTTGCGCAGGCGGCGGATGGCGCGGAGGGTTCTCAAGGGCCGGCGGGGCCGACGGGGCCGCCAGGGGCGCGGGGAGACCCCGGGCCGATTGGGCCGCAAGGTCCGTTGGGGCCAAAAGGCAATCCGGGCGCGGCAGGCGCGGCAGGCGCGGCAGGCGCCGGCGTGCAATTCATCTATCGGCGGACGGCGGCGGCCATCCAGCCCACCTTGCCGGTGTCCAATCCCGTGGATTCAATCCCGACGGGTTGGACTGCCAACCCGTCAGGGGTCACATCAGCTTCGAAATACGAGTGGTGGTCCCAAAGGACTGGCAAGACTGGCTCTTGGAGCGCATGGTCAGCACCGAGAATTTACAACTGGCACGATGCGGCGCGGCGCGGCGCGGCGATGTATCAGAAGCACGATTATACGGGAACAGCATGGTCAGACACCGTGGCAAATGGGCTGACCCAGGGCGACAATGTTTTGACGGACGTCGTTACGCTCACGAACAAAACACGAGTCGCCGCCAACCCTGCGATCACGCCTTTTTCCGAATCCCGATTTTGGAACGGCGCGGCCTGGATAAAGATAGATCTGTTCATTCCCGGCAATGTCATGTTTCCAAATTCCATCACTGCCCGCGAAGCGCATTTTGAAAGTTTGGCAGCACTGGGTTTGCGGGTTGGGGATGCAGATATTGAGGGGACGCTTCAAGCTCATCGAATTCACAGCAACGTCTTCAATGTCCGGCGGCTTTGGCACGGCACCAAAAGTTTCACGACGCGGGGCGCAGGGCAATCCATTCCGCTTAGCGAAGCACTGGCGAATTGGGACTATCTGCTTTTCTTTGGCAGATCGGAGGTGGACTCCGATTCAGATACATACAAGTATTACGGCATGGGGATCATGCCGACCAGCGGATTGCCAATCCGTGCGTCGTCGGGGGCGGGCGGGTCGCACAAAACCGCTTTCGGCACCGGACGCAATGATAGTGAGACTTTTCAGTTCCAGGTGTGGGGTTCGGGAAGCACCATAAACATAGCGCCGGCCGGCGGCGACAGGGGCGAGCGCGGCGTGATTTTATCTGTTTATGGGATGAAAAACCCCGCCGTCAGCTCGTCGGGCGGCGGTGGCGGCGGCGGCGGGACGACTCCCCCGCCCGCACCGGTGGCAACCGCCCCCGCCGCGCCCAGCTTCACCGCCACACCAGGCAACGGCATCATCAACCTGGCCTGGAGGGCCCCCAACAACGGCGGCTCAGCGATCACCAACTACAACTTGCGCTACCGGCGCTCGGGAACCACGAGTTGGACGAACGAGACCGACCCCGTCGCGTCCGCCACCAGCGCCCGGATCACGGGCCTGACAGCGGGAACAACCTACGAGGTGGAATTGAACGCCGAGAACGCGCAAGGCGCGAGCGGCTGGGCTCGGCGCTCGGCCACGGTGCCGGCCTCCATGCCGATCAAGTGGCAATGCACAATGACGTCCGGCACTTATACCGACACGCGAGCCCATATCGGAGCCTTTCCAGGCCGCGCGGCCGGCGCGGTTGGCTCGTTCAGCGCCAAGACCGCCGGTAGCTTGGCGTCGCGGCCGTTTGATAACATTTTATACTCGGTGCCAACAAGCGGGGCGCAAATTTCGATCTGGTTCACAGTAGCGCCCCGGCCTGGCCAATACACATCTATAAGCATCGGCGGGAGTTCCTACACTATTGGCAGCCAGAATGTTCAGCCCTCGTCAGGTGGTAGAAATTATCGGTGGAACGCCAATACCGACGTCGCGAGGGGCGGTGTCCCGGCCATCGGCCAACGCGCCACGGTGATCTTGCGGTGAACCGTCAGCAGTTTGATTTGGCGCTGAACTGGCTACGCGGCCAAGACCCGCCCCTCGTCCTGCCGTTCGGGTTGACCCCAGGGGAAGAGCCTGGCGGGGCGGTCCCGACCTTCACGGAAGAAACCTGGAACGATTACCGCTGGAACCCGCCGGGTGCCCAAGCGTGGGACGAAGGGGCCTTTGACCAGGCCGCCAGCGCCAAGCCCACCTGGGCCATGCTGACGGCCGCACTTCCTAAGGCGCAACTGGCGCAAGCCAAAAGCGGCGCCTTGGCCGAGCTCCATGATGTGTGCCGGAGCAAAATCACCGGCGCCTACGGCGTCCGCAACATTGAGGACGAGATGCTCCTGCGCCTGCGAAGTGGCGAGACCACCGCGCAAAACGCCGAGCGCGACCGCTTGCGCGCGCTCTATAAAACGCAGAAGATCGCTATCAGCGCGGCCACGACCACCGCGGCCGTGGAAAGCTTGCTGACCGCTACGCTTGCCGATTCCTTCTGGGCGCCCCCTGCCGCCGACTGACCCTGCTGGCTGACCGCGCCGGCCCCCGCGCCAGCGACCGATTACTCCCGCAAAATCAAAAATCGTTGTACTATGTCAAGTGGCATGTACATGAATGTTTCGCATGAATCGCAAAAAAGATTCGCAAGACTCTACGCAGGGTGGGCCCTAGGGGGAAATGTAGCTGTCCGCCGTTGATTATTTAATCAATTGTGGCGTATTACGAATAAATTTTATGGATATTGACGCGAAAAATCGCGCCTGGCGCGCTGTTCTGACCTTGGCGCTTTTCCTGCTCCCGGCCGCGTGGGCGGCGGGGGAGCAAGGTCCTCAGCGGAGAGACGCCCGGTTTGAATTTGAACTGCGGGATCACACACACGAACATTGGCTTGAGGAGTTTTTCTATACGGATGAGGGCCGTCCACCAGGATGGACGCCGCCGACCGCGGAACCGGAGCCGGGACCGGAACCGCAACCGGAGCCGGCCCCGGAGCCGGAGCCGGCCCCCGCGCCGGAGCCGGAGCCGGCCCCCGCGCCTGAGCCGCAACCAGAGCCGGAGCTTGAGGATCACACACACGAACATTGGCTTGAGGAGTTTTTCTACGCGGATGAGGGCCGTCCACCAGGATGGACGCCGCCGACCGCGCAACCGGAGCCGCAACCGGAGCCGGCCCCCGCGCCTGAGCCAACGCCTGACCCAACGCCTGACCCAAGCCCTCCCATCTCTTCGCTCTACCGGGAGGTGCCCCCCGGAGCCGTCCCCTCGCCCCTGACAACCGCCCCTGGCCCAACGCCGGGAGAAACGCTGTTGCCTGAGAACGCGATCTACTACCGGGCGCCGACCGATCTGATCCTGCCGGATGAGCGCTTGAGCGACGCGGCCTTCCGTGCGCAACTGAACCGCTACCTGCCCTCCTTCGGGGGAAACCGGCCGGAACAAATCCTTGACGACTTCAAATTTCAGCAGGTGGGAGACTACTGGGATGGCATCAATGCCGAACACGCCTACGCCCGCGGCCTCAGCGGCCGGGGGGTCAGAATCGGCATAGATGACGGTGGCGTTGACATCCTGCACCCGGAGTTCGCCGGGCGCGTGCAACGCCGCGGAACCTTCATAGTTAGAAAAGTCCCCTACGACGACGTAGATGCCGGCGTTGGCGCTTCTGTGGATCTGCCGGAGGTCTTCTCAGGTTGCCGGGAGGGAGGCGCTAATTGTCGCGTCTTCGAGATCGATGCCGATGGCGACCGGGCCCTGATTGAACACTACGCCCATCGCATCATCGAATCAGAGCGACGCTTCCCGGACGAATACCATGCCTGGTTCATCCGGGACCTCAGCCGCGACGACGCTGCCAGCTGGTATGATATCCCCGGGCTATACGCACATGAGGATACCTCTTACTCGAATGATAACCTCCACCACGGCACCTCCGTGGCCTCCGTGGCCGCCGGCTGGCGCTACGGAATCGCCCCCGGCGCGACCATCGCTCCGTTGCAAGACGACCGCTATATTCACCCATTCTACAATGTAAGCGACGCCAGCAAGGCCAAGGCGTACCGGGACTTCCTGTCCCACTTCGACATCATCAACCGCTCCATAGGCAGCCACCCCGATAATTACGACGGTCAGGTCGGCTACGAGGCCTGGCTCAAGAGAGAGTTCCCGACATACTGGGCCGCCTTCACCCAGCGGGACGCGCAGGAAAAGACCATTGAGGTCTGGTCCGCCGGAAACAACTCCTCATACCGCCCCAGCCCTCTGGCCTCCCTGCCCGCGCGCGAGCCTGCCGTCCGCGGCCACTACTTGGCGGTGGCAGCCACTGGGCAGGGCCAAATTGCCACCTACTCCAACCGTTGCGGCACCCTGCCCGACGACTGGAACCCGCAGGCCCATGGCCGGCACTATTGCCTGACCGCGCCGGGACGGCTCAGGGTGGCGGAGCCAAACTTCGACCCGGCAACAGACGCGGATGCCAATGCTCATCAAGTGCGCCAAGGCACTTCCTATGCCGCGCCCTTAGTGGCTGGCGGCCTTGCCCTGGTGATGGAGCGGTTTCGCGGCCAGCTGAGCAACCGGGAAGTCGCCTTGCGGGTGGTCAACACCGCCAACAACAGGGGGCGCTACAGCGATTCCCGCGTCTATGGGGCCGGTTTGTTGGACCTGGACGCCGCCACCGCGCCGGTGGGCGAGGTCAGCACTGGCACGGCGACTGTGCGAGCCGGCCTCCACCGCACCCGTCTGGCGACGCCGCCGGCCTGGGGGCGCGTCGGGCGTCATTTGGCGGGGCGGGAAGTGGCG